AGGCCAGCCCAAGGGCATGTTCAGCATGACGAACGGCACCGACGGCATCTACGTCAAGGCGCAGGGGACCAACGGCGCCGGGCTCACGTGGGCCGACATCCTGGCGATCACCGGGGCCGTGGACACCGCCAACGCGCCCGACGACCACCGGAGCTGGCTGTTCAACCCCGCGACGGTCGCCTACCTGCAAGGCGTGCCCAAGGTCACCGGCTACCCGACGTTCATTCTCGGCGACAACGACCAGGTCGCCGGCTACGGCTACGGGTCCACCAGCCTCGTCCCCAACAACCTGACCAAGGGGACCGGGACCGGCCTGTCGGCCCTCGCGTTCGGCGCCTGGTCCGACATGCTGCTGGCGCTCTTCACCGGCATCGACCTCTTCGTCGATCCGTTCAGCAGCCAGCCCCACGTGAACGTCACGGCCGCCCAGGATTACGACATGCACCTGGCCCACCCGGCCGCCTGGGCCATCTGCACCGACGTGCTCACGTCCTGATCGGCCGTCCGTCGCCCCGGTCCGTCCGCGAACGCCCGGGGGTCGGCCTCGCGCCGCCCCCGGCCTCGCGCCCTCCAAGTCCTATCGAGGTTTGCATGCGAATCCGTTTCGTCCACCAGATCCTCATCGGCACCCGCGTCCACGGCGTCGGCGAAGTCGTCGAGCTCGACGACCGGGCCGCCGCCGATCTCGTCCGCCAGGGCGTGGCGTTCGAGGACGTCCCGCCACCGGCGCCGGCCGACGTCGTCCCGATCCGGCTCGTCCGCGAACAGACCTCCGAACCCACCCAGGCCCGCAAGGCCGTCAGGCGCTGAGCGCAGCAGGGGCTCGCATGGCCGCGCAGTACAAGACCACGACCCCGCCGGCCGTCGAGCCGGTCACCACGGCCGAGGCCAAGACCCACGCCCGGATCTTCGTCGTCGACGCCGCCGAGGACGCCTACGTCGACTCGCTGATCGCCGCCGCGCGCGAGAAGCTCGAGGGCGACGTCTGCCGGGCGTTCGTCACCCGGTCCGTCGAGGCCCGGCTCGACGCCTTCCCCGATCCGCCGATCGACTACGCGACCTCGCTGGGCCGGTTCGCGCCCCCCACGGCCCCGATCGCGCTCCTCTATCCGCCCTTGCAGTCGGTCGAGTCGATCTCCTACGTCGACGCCGACGGCGTCACCCAGACCCTCGACCCCGCCGACTACGTCGTCACGCCCGGCACGCCCGGAACGATCGCCCCCGCGCCCGGCAAGGCCTGGCCGACGGCGATCGACCGGCCCGGCGCCGTCACGATCGCGTTCACGGCCGGGTTCGGGGCCGACGCCACGGCCGTGCCCGAAGTCGCCAAGCTCGTCGTCAAGATCCTGGTCGCGCACTGGTACGACCGCCGCGAGCCGATCGTCACGGGGACGATCGTCGCCCAGGTCCCCCACATGGTCGACGCCCTCTCCGACTCGCTGCGATGGGGGAGCTACCCGTGATCGACCCCGGCCAGATGCGGACGAAGCTGATCTATCAGGAGGCGTCGACGGCCCCCGACTCCTACGGCGACCCGATCGAGACGTGGGCCGACGTCGCCACCGTCTGGGCCCGGCTCCGGCCGCTCTCCGGCCGGGAGATCTTCTACGCGCAGCAGGTCCACGCCCAGACCACCCACGAGGTGGTCGCCCGATACACCGCCGCGATCAAGCCGACCGGCCGGTTCACGGTCGCCGACGGCTCCAACCCCGCCCGCGTGCTCAACATCCTCGGCGTCGACGACACCGACAGCCGCCGAGTCGAACTGACCATCTCGTGCCTCGAATCGACGCCTCCGGGAGCCTGACGTGAACCACCAAATCACCAATACCGTGAAGACCGACGCCGGCGTCACCGTCGCGGGCAATCGCTACGAATCGGGCACCACCGGAACGGCCATCGACCAGGTGTTCGCCGTCGGCACGGACGTGGCCATCCCGGTTTCGTGGACGCTCGCGGGCCTCCAATCGGTGATCCTGCTTTCGGACAAGGCCGTCACGATCAAGGTCAATTCGAGCGGCACGCCCGACGCGACGATCAACCTCAAGGCCGGCTCGCCGTTCATCTGGAACCGCTCGGACGCCTACTACGCCTATCCGTTCGGATCGGGTTCGACGGTGACGAATCTTTATATCACGAACACCGCGGCGACCCGATTCCAGGCCCTGATTCTGGGCGCGTAATCGATCCCGCCCGCCTGCGCCTCGCCTCCATCGCCTGTCACATCCTCACCGGGACCCATCACATGGCCGCATCGATCAAAGACACGTACCGCAATGCGTTCCTGTCGGACCTGATCACCGACATCGGCTCGACGGCCGTGCTCTGCCTGTTCAGCGGGACGCCCACCGGCAAGACGTCGGGGACGTTCAACGCCGACCCCTCGGGCCTGCTCGTCGAGATCGCCCTGCCGGCGACTCCGTTCGGCGCGCCGTCGGCCGGGGCCGCCGCGCTCGCGAACGGGCCGTGGACCGGAACCGCCACGTCCGGAACGTCCACCGCGCCGGCCTCCTATCGGATCAAGACCGTCACCGGCGGCGCCGTCTCCACCGTGGTCGCCGAGGGCACCGCCGGCGTCGGCTCGGGCGACGTCTCGGTCGCGACCGCGATCACCAGCGGGCAGTCCGTGTCCGTCTCCACGTTCCCGCTCACGGCCGGCAACGCCTGATCCTGAGGCGCGGCGGCGTACCGATCCGCCGCGCCGGCCGGCCCGATGTAGCGCGTCCCCGTCGACACCCTCTCAGGTTCAGGCCGACGACTTATGAGCACCGCCACTTTCATCGGCTACGACCTGATCACCGGCCCGAACTGGCAGGCGCCCAGCTCGGTCCGCGGCACGGCGGGCTACTCGCTGTCGGACAGCAGCGCCACGACGCTGGTGCAGAGCCTACCGGCCTACATCACGTCGGTCGATTACAGCGCGTTCAATTGGGCCGGCTCGGGCAACTCGCCGCTCACGCGCCCCGGCGGCGGGGCTCCGCTCTACGGTCGCTACTACACGATCGGCACGGCCGCCGCCCCGGTGAGCGCGACCGACGGCGCGACGCACTACCTGTCGATCTACTGCGCCGACGACGTGGGCGGCGGCCGGACCCAGATCGTCTCGATCCTCGACGCCTCGGGTGCGGTACTCGACTCGCATACGATCGATTACAACTTCGAGGGCGGCGTCTGGCTCTGTTTTCAAGTCAGCGGCGTCGTCAAGGTTCAGCTGCAAGTCGCCGGGGCCAGCCCCAACGCCGTCTTCAGCGGCATGGCCTGGGACGAAACCCAGCCCGCCCTGGCGAACGCGCGGACGACGATCCCCGCGACGGGTTCGCTCGCGGTCGACTCGGTCGCGATCACGGGGACGGCCACCGCGGGCGGCGGCGCGATCGACGCGACGGGTTCGCTGGCGGTCGAATCGATCGCCGTCGCCGGGACCGCCGGGGTCGTCGTCCCCGCCTCCGGTTCGCTGGCGGTCGAGGCCATCAGCCTCACCGGGTCCGCCGGAGTCGCCATCCCCGCCTCCGGCTCGCTCGCGGTCGAGGCCATCAGCCTCACCGGGTCCGCCGGCCTGTCGGTCGCCGCCTCCGGTTCGCTGGCGGTCGAGTCGATCGCGATCACGGGGACGGCGACCACCAGCGGCGGGGCGATCGCCGCCACGGGTTCGCTGGCGGTCGAGTCGCTGGGCCTGACCGGTTCCGCCGGGCTGTCGGTCCCCGCCTCCGGTTCACTCGCCCTCGATTCGATCTCGATCACGGGAAGCAGCTCGTCCATCGTCGCCGCGACGGGCTCGCTGGCGGTCGACTCGATCGTCGTCGGGGGATCGGTCGGCGTCACGGTCCCCGCAACGGGCTCGCTGGCCGTCGACTCGATCGGCCTCAGCGGATCCGCCGGCCTGTCGGTCCCGGCCGTCGGTTCGCTGGCGGTCGAGTCGATCGCGATCACGGGGACGGCGACCACCAGCGGCGGGGCGATCGCCGCCACGGGTTCGCTGGCCGTCGAGTCGATCGTCGTCGCGGGGACCGCCGGAATCCTGGTCCCCGCCGTCGGTTCGCTGCTGGTCGGTCCGATCCTCATCACCGGCGCCGGTCCCTCGGTGGGCCCGTCCGCGCTCCGCGAGGCTTTGGTGGCTCGGCTGGGCGATCTGCCGGGCCTGGTCGGCCAGGTCGCGGACCGCTTCTACCCGTCCACGCTCCCCCAGCTCGGCGCGCTGCCGGCCGTCACCTATTCGGTGGCCGCCCGCTCGAACGTCTACAACCTCTCCGGCGTCGCCGGCCTCTCGGTCGCGCGGGTCCGGGTTTCGAGCTGGGCGCGCACCGAGGCGGGGGCCGACGCCGTGGCCATGGCGGTCCGCGAAGGGCTCGACGGGTTCCGGGGCTCCTGGGGCCGGGTCGTGGTCCTCTTCTGCACGCTCGTGAACGAGGCGGATCTCCCCGATCCCCCCCGGGGCGGCTCGGACCGCTCGACGTATCAGATCGCGCTCGATTTTCAAATCACCTATCGAGTCACCATCCCCGCTTAACGAGGGCTCCCCCCATGTCCACGGCCGTTTACATCGCGCAAGGAACCACCCTGTCGGTGGACAAGTTGAACACCGGCGTCACCTATGTTCCGGTCGCGCAAATCGACTCGTTCGACGGCCCCTCCAACACGGTCGGGGCCATCGAAACCACCAATCTCTCGTCCACCCGCAAGACGTACCGCCCGGGTCTTCCCGACGGTGGCGACATCAGTTTCGACCTCCAGTTCGACCCCTCGGATACGGATCATCTTTACCTGCGGGGTCTGGCCGATACGCCGATCCTCCAGGGATGGCGGGTCAGCTACCCCACGCTCCCCACCGCCAAATGGGACACCTTCCAGGGTTTCCTGACCGAGTTCCACCCCAAGGGCGACGGGCCCGAAGGCATCCTCACGGCCTCGGTGAAAATCAAGATCACCGGCGCCATCGTGACGACCGACGCCGCCTAATCGCTCCGCCTCGGGTCGAGCTCGACTCACTGGTTTCGCGTTCATCCCTTCAATCGAGGTCCTCATCGTGTTGACTCGTGAGCAATTCTTCGCGGTCAAGGTTCCGGCGTTCCGTGAGGTCAAGGTTCCGGCGCTGGGGGGCGGGTCGGTCTTCATCCGGCCGATGACCGCCGGCGAGCGCGACGCCTTCGACGTGGCGCATTCGGCCGACGGCCGCTCCAATTTCCGGGCGCGGGTCGTGGTCGCCTCGGCCTGCGACCAGCTCGGGAATCGGCTGTTCACCGCCGCCGACATTCCCCGCCTTTCCGAGCTGCCGGCGTACGCGCTCAATCCGATCGTCGAGGCGGCCGAGGCCGTGAATCTGTTCAGCGACGCCGACGTCGATGAGCTGGAAAAAAACTAAGGCGCCGGCCGCTCCGGCTGTTCATGCTCCGGCTCTGCCTGATGCTCGGCAAGTCGATCGACCAAATCGAGGCGATGCCGAGCGCGCACCTTTCGGAGTGGCTGGCGTTCTCGCGAATCGAGGCGCTTCCCGACGCGCATTTCGACGCCGCGCAGGTCTGCGCGGTCGTTTACAACCGGCTGGGCGACGGCTCCTCGAAGGCGCTTACGGCTGAGGATTTCTACGCCCGCCCGGCCGCTGCGGCGAAGGGCCGCCCGGTCCGCCCCGACGGCGCGCGGCCGACGGCCGCCGAGTCGGCCGGAATCCTCGGTCGGCGGTTCGCCGAGAATCACGCCGCCGCCCTCAAGCGGATCGCCGCGATGTAATGCAAGGGGGTTCGCCGATGGGTCGGTCGTCGTCTTCGGGTCGCGCGGTCGTCACCGGCGATCGCGAATTGATCCGTGAGTTCAAGCGGCTGGGCGACGTGGCCGCGCGGCGCGCCGCCCTGGCCGCCGTCCAGGCGGGCGCGGAGCTGGTCGCCGACGAGGCCCGCGCGCTGGCGCCGGTCGATACCGGCCGGCTCCGGGATTCCATCCGAACGCTGCCGCCGGTCGTTCGGGGCGGCTCGGTCGTCGTCGCGGTCGCCGCCGGCGGCGGTTCGGGTTCGGGCGTGGACTATGCGGCGATGGTCGAATACGGCACGTCGCACGCGCCGCCGCATCCGTTCATGGCTCCGGCCGAGCTGCGGGCCGGGCCGGCGGTCAAGTCGCTGGTGGCCGCTCGGATCCAAATCGGCATCGAAACCGGGGCCAAGCTCTAATGTCGCTCACCGTCAACATCCAGTCCAACACCCGGGGTTTCTCCTCCGGCCTGAATTCCTCGGCGAAGGCGGTCGACGCCTGGTCCTCGCGCGTCGGGTCGAGCGTCGATTCCGCGTTCGGCAAGCTCGCCGCCGGCGGCTCGTCCGCCGCCGGCGTGTCGGCGCTGACTCGGGGCCTGTCGGCGCTGTCGTCCGCCTCGCATAAGGCGCGGACCGCCCTGGATTTCGCCGACGTGGGCCGGTTCGTCGGCAAGGCGTCCACCGGGGTGGCCAAGCTGGGATTGGCGTTCGCGGGCTCGGGGGGCGCTGCGGTTGCGATGCGGTCGAAGGTCGACGCCGTGAGTTCGACTCTCTCCACCTTGGGCGCCGTGTCGCGGAAAACCCGTCACGCGCTCCTCTTGGCGGATGTGGTCGGGTTCCTGGGCAGGCTGGGCGCGGTCGGCGGCGGGGCCCTGGCCTCGGTCGGCGCAGGCCTGTTCAACGTGGCCGCCGGCTCGGCGCGGGCCGTCGTGGGCGTCGCCTCGGTCGGAAAGGGTCTCTATGTCGCGAGCGCCAACGCCGGGCGGTTCGTCAAGTCGCTGGGCGGGATCTCCTCCGGCCTGTTCCGCCGCGACGTCGGCAAGTCGCTCCTTTCCACGTTCGAGGCGTTTCATTCGGCCGCCGGGGCGGGCGCCGGTCTGGCTCGCGTGGCCGCCGGGTTGGGGTCCATCGCCTCCGGCGCGCTGCGGGCCTCCGCCGGCGCCCTGCGGTTCGGGGCGGGGCTCGCGAAGCTGGGCCTTTCGGTCGTGGTCTCGGCGCTGTCCGCGCTCAAGTCCACCGTTCTCGGCGTGGGTTCGGCGTTCGCCTCGGCCGTCGGCTCGGCGCTTAAGTTCGGGGCGGTCGGCGGAATCCTGGGCGCGGTCGTCGGCGTCAAGATGGTGCGCGACGCCGCGAACCTCGAAGAGTCCATGAATAAGGTGTCGGTCGTCTTCGGCAAGTCCGGGTCGGTCGTGGTCGCCACGGCGGACCGGATGCAAAGCGCGTTCGGCCTCAGCAAGACCGCGTTCCTCGACGGCGCCTCGGCGTTCGGCGGGTTCTTCTCCGGCGCGGGCTACGCCGAGAAGGACGCCGCGTCGTTGTCGGTCCGCATGGTCAAGCTCGCCGCCGATATGGGCAGCCTGCGCAACATCCCCGTGGCCGAGGCGCTCGGCAAGATTCAAGCGGGCTTGGCGGGCGAGGCGGAGCCGCTGCGGCGGTTCGGCGTCGATCTCTCCGACTT